CGACTGCGGTGCGCGCTGATGGCACTTATGGATCGACGTACAGCGGCGGGACCGTGTTCGGTGTCGGCGCGAACGGATTCTTCAGTTCCGTCACCGGGGGCGATTATGGAATCGGCACGAGCGATGCCAATTGGTTGGGGTTGGCGAGCAATGGGACGATAAGGGCGAAGGTGCAGCCGAATGGCGCGGTCAATTTTGTCCCGTTGGCTGCTGATCCTGCGGGTGCCGTTGCTGGCGATGTCTATTACAACAGCGGCACGAACAAACTTCGGTGCTATAACGGCACCTCATGGTTCGATTTATTCTGAGGTGATTAGCAATGGCTGACAAAAAAATCTCGCAACTCACGAGTGCAACAACCCCTTTGGCCGGAACGGAAACGTTGCCGATCGTGCAGAGCGGCAGCACGGTCAAGGTTGCTGCCGATGACCTCACCGTCAAGAACGTGCGATCCAATGCGACCACGGGAATCTTGCAGGTTGCCGGCCCCGGTGCTAGCACGACCCGCACGATGACGGTGCCGAATGCCAACTTCACGGCGGCCAGAACCGATGCTGGTCAGACGTTGGCCGGCAATCAGGTCTTCAGCGGGACGCTCATCAGCAGAACCGCGACCGGCGGAAACCTCGTGTTGGACAGCACGACAGGCGGAACGGAAAACACCCTCACCGGATTGGTGGATAACGGGAACCTGTTCGGCATCATCAACTATGTCGGCGTGGACCATGTGTTCAAGTATGGTTCGCAAGAAAACTTCCGCATCGACTTGAATGGCGATGCAATCATCAAGCAGGCAAACAGGGCTCTCGTCTTCGGCGGCAACGGCAATGTGTTTTGGAGAACCGGAGCCGGCACCCCGGAGGGTGCAGTCATCGCCCCGGTCGGGTCGCTGTTCACGCGCACCGACGGCGGTGCTGGAACCACGCTCTATGTCAAGGAGTCTGGCGCGGGCAACACCGGCTGGGTGGCGAAGTAAGTCAGACCAGCGGCAACTGGCCGACGAGCCGGTAGCGGGCGAACCGCTTGCCGCCGCGCTCCTCGGTCAGGGTCTGGATGTCGAGCCCCTCCTCGCGCAGGTCTGCGACCCGGGCCGCGAGCCGCAGGCAGCCGTAGAGGTTGAGCGCCTCGAGCGGGGTGAGGTCCTTGCCGGAGGACAGGTGCGCGCGGATCTGTTCGGTCTGCGTCATGTCGGTTCGTCTCCGTAGTCGGGTTCGGGTATCACGATGCCGAGCTCTGCGGCCCGGGCAGCGATGAATTCCAGGTAGTCGCTGAATTCCTGCTTGCTGAAGCTCGACGAGCGGCGGAACGGTTTCTGGACCGTCCGCCCGCCGATCGACAGGGTCTCCCAGCCGGCCCATTCGCCGAGCATGAATTCGTGCAGGTCCTCCTTCGACCATCCGCCCAGCGCCTCACCGCCGCCCTCGAGGAAGGCCGGGTAGACCACCCCGTAGAGGAAGGCGTTCTGGGCCGACGAGCGGCGGGGCCGGAACGGCTGGATGGTGACCTGCCAGCTGCGGCGCTGGTCAAGGCCGCGCACCAAGACCGAGACCGCGGCTGCGATCTGGTCTGGTGGCGTACCCTTGGGGAATATCCGGGTCATCAGAATGGGATGTCGTCGTCGGAGAAGTCGCCAAACGGGTCTGTGGGCTCCTGTCGCGGCTTCTGAGGCGACTGCTGCCCGCCCCCCTGCGTCGGTTGGCGCGGCTCCGCGAGCCCGTCCTTGGGCTTCACGGTGAGGCTGATGAACCGCTGGCCCGGGTTGCGGCTAGTCGGGCCGGCGACCTTGGTCCAACCATTCAGCCAGTATTCCACCCCGTTGATGTTCAAGGTGCCGGTCAGATCCGGGTGGGTGTCCTTGTCCTTCCGTTCGTTGCGGCCGAGGGTGCCGGTGTTGGTGCGGTCGTACTGCTTCACAGGCGCAGCTCCTGCAACCGCTGGAACTTGGCCTCAAGCTCGGCGAGGAATTTCTCGACTTCCCCGGTGATCTCCGCGATGAGGTCGACGCTGCGCGGCTCACGGATGATGAGCAGCCGCAGGTGTTCCGGCAGGCGCGGATCGTAGGCGGCGAAGTCGTTCCATGCCCGCCCGGTACAGGCCATCTGCCATTGCATCTGCAGGCGGTACTTGGTCGGCACGGTCCGATCCTCGAGGTACTCGAGCATGGTGGCGGTCGAGGGACACTTGATCTCGACGCAGCCGTCATCGCCGACCAGTCCGTCCGGCGATGCGCCGGCAGCGAGGGTCGGATGGCGGATGAAGCCGGTCTCCTCGATGATGATGCCGGTGCGCGCGGCGTAGGCGGCCCGGGCCTCCGGCTCCTTGTCGATCCCCCATTGCATGGCGGCGTTGGTGAACGACGGGGACGGCTGGCCGGTCAGGCGCTCGGTCAAGAGCTCGGCCATGTAGTTCGCGCGCGAGGCGCCGTAACCCGACTTGGTGCGGGCCATGACGTCGGCGATGCGGCTCGCGGTCACGAGCCCCAAGCGGGCGATGCGCCAGTCGTCGGTGCGCTGGAGTTCGACGCGCTCGGCGGTGTACGGGGTGGCTTCTTCGGTCATTGCAGTTCCCTCCTGCGGTTGGAAAAGATGTTGCTGTGCGAGGCGCGGGTGGCCTCCGGCAGGCTCTTGAACAGGGCGGTGAGCTCCTCGAGCGTGGCGCACTGGGCGACCTTGCGGGTGAGCGCGGGGTCGACGCTGTTGCGGGCGGTCGCCGCCTCGGCATCGTCATCGATCTGCGCCAAGCCGACGATGGCGGCGAGCGCGTAGCGGCGGGCATAGGTCAGGCCGCTGCCCTGCGCCTGCGGGCCGTCATCCTTGACCAGCACCGGGGTCACCGAGCGGACCCATTGCCCGCTGGCGTGGGCGAGGGTGGTGATGAGGACGGTGCGACCGTCCTGCATGATGTCGGTGGTCTGGATTACCGCGAGCTCGTTGTCGGTGAGTTGCTTGCGGCAGGCGTCCCAGCAGCTGGCGAGGTCGGCGTACTTGCTCTTGAAGAACGGGTTGGCCGAATCCTTCAGCGCCCCGGTGATGCTCGCCTGCGCCTTGCTCAAGGCGGCTGCGAGTTCGGCGATGTCATCAGACTGGTTCATCGTTGCTCTCCTGTTGGTAGATCGAAAGTGCTTGGTTACAGGCTTCGATGCGCTCTTGCTCCTCGAGCTCCTGCATCAGTTGATCCTGATGGTGCCACCAGGAATCATCGTCATCCCATGGCGAGCTCATTCCGGCACGTTCCAGCGGCGGGTGACCCGCGCGCGCCAAGAGGGGTTCGGGACATGGGGATCGCGCTCGCGGCGGCGCTCGAGGTAGGACTCCACGATCGCGCCGATCAGGCCACCGACCGCGAGCAGCACGAACCACCCGGTCAGCAGCACGAACCAGTCGAATGCCTCGTTGCTCACGAGCGGACCTCCTTGGCGATCTTGAGGAACGCCAGCATGTAGTGGTTCTGGAGTCTGGCGTGCTTGACAAGCACCCGGCGCATCCCGGCGTCGGTCGAGGGTTCGCGGGCCTTACGCATCGCCTCGTCGCGGTTCGCCAGGCTCATGCCGGCGGACATCGCCGAGCGGATGCCGAGCGGCAGGTGGCGCGGCACGATGCTGAAGTAGCGGCTGCGGACTTGAGTGGTCATGTCGTTGCTCCCGAAGGGGCGGGGTGTCAGTCCCCCGCCGTGGTGGGTTACAGGCTGTTGAGCAGTTGACGAGCCGCAGCGATGTGCGGCGGGTCATCAACACGCAGACCGAGGTCTTTGCTGCGTTGATCGTGACCTGCCACGCAAGCCAACAGCGCAAGCCGAAGCGCAGGGGCTGAATTGGCAAGCCGGTACTCGGCTTCGATGTCTCGCGGGTTGGCGGCAAGCAGGTTGTCGAGAGTGTCGATGCGGCCCGTGATGGCGATGTGCTGATACATGTCGTGTCTCCTGTGGTTGTTGTCTGTCAACGGTCGTTATCATGCCCATGCCATCAGGCCATGTCAACAGTTGCAAACAAAAAAGTTTAGGGGCATGATGCCGGCGGAGGTGAATCCAATGCGTATGGACGAATTGCTCGAGCGTTACGGGAACCAGTCGGCGATCGCCCGCAGGTTCGGGGTGACCCGGGCCTATGTGTCGAAGTGGGCCAAGACCGGCCTCGTCCCGGAGAAGTACCGGCTGCGGGAGTTGGCCGGCGAGGTGGTGCAGGAGCTGGAGGCCGGGGCGCAGAATGCCTCGACCCGGCGCCTCATCCGCAAGGTGAAGGCGGGGTTGCGTAAGGCAGAAGGAGAGGGCGCGTGAGCGGCTCTGCGGGAAGGGGCTATGGTGAGGTGGCGGGGTCGGTATGCCCCGCTGTAAAGCCGCCGTAACCCCAAACGATAAAGCCCCCTTGCGGGGGCTTACCGGGCCGCTGGAACGGCCATGCTGGGCAGGAGGGCAAACCAGCGCCTCGAAGGGTAAGACCCGACCGGGGTGTGGTCAAGAGGTTAAGAGGGATGAAGTTCTACCAACGACATCTGGGCGACTACGCGCGCGACACCGCGCACCTGAGTCTGCTCGAGCATGGGGTCTACAGCGTCCTGCTGGACCGGCTCTATGCGACCGAAAGACCGGTCCCTGATGCGGATCGGTACCGGGTTTGCCGAGCCACGACCCGCGCCGAGAAGGCAGCGGTCGATGCGGTTCTGCGCGAATTTTTTTCATTGTGCGACGACAGCTGGACCAATGCTCGTGTCAACAGCGAGATAGCCCGCATGAGCGGGAAACGCCTGAAGGCGCAGCAGTCGGCGGCAGTTCGATGGGGCGACAAGGGTATGCGAACGCATAGCGAACGCAATGCGGATGGAATGCTACCTATACTCCAATACTCCAATACGGAGTCTCCATCACCCTCATCTCAATCCTCCACCTCACCTGAAAGGGGGCCGGTGTCGGCTCGAGACGTTTTGAAAAAGCTAGAACACAGGAGCAGGAAACATGGGCGATGAAACACCAGACCGGTTGGGATGGATGCAGCGGTCAGCCGCGGCGTATTGGAGCGGGGTCACCGACCCGATCGGGCGGCTGAAGCACCTCGAGGCTCGGTATGCGAGACTGGACCCCGCGAACCTTGAGCAGTTCCGTGAGGAGCTCGCGGCGGCGATCCGCAATGCCGACCCGGCAGCGGTTCTCAGCGAACCACGGGTGGTGACGATGGTGCGGTCGGTCTACGGCGAGCGCGGGGTCACGCGGCTGAAGGAGCGCGCGCGATGAGGCGGGGCAACGCACCGAGCATGACGGTCGAGCAATACAAGCGGCTCCTGGAGTGGGAGCGGGTGAGGCGTTCGCTGCCGACCCTGAAGCAGTTGGCGCGTGAGCTCGACCTGCCGATGTCCACCGTCCAGTCGGTGCTATACAAGCGGCACCGGGTGAACCTCAACGAGATGCTGGCGAGGGAGTCGCAATGAGATACCTGTCGCTGTTCTCCGGCATCGAAGCCGCGAGCGTTGCATGGCACGACCTCGGCTAGACCCCGGTCGCGTTCGCAGAGATCGAGAAGTTCCCGAGCGCGGTGCTGAAGCACCGATTCCCCAACGTCCCGAATTGGGGCGACGTCACCAAATACCAGGAGTGGCCTGATGCAGATGTCGATGTTCTCGTCGGAGGATCACCTTGCCAGTCTTTCTCCGTCGCCGGTCTCCGAAAGGGACTGGCAGATCCGCGTGGCAACCTCATGCTCACCTATCTTGCGATTGCTCAACGATATCGGCCCCGTTGGGTGGTATGGGAGAACGTTCCCGGTGTCCTGTCGAGCAACCAAGGAAGGGATTTTGGAACCTTCCTTGGAGGGCTGGGGGAGTGCGGGTATGGGTTCGCCTACCGGGTTCTTGACGCTCAATTTGTGCGAACACGACAGCATCCCGGAGCAGTTCCCCAACGACGGCGGCGTGTGTTCGTTGTCGGACATCTTGGAGACTGGAGACGTGCCGCAGCGGTTTTTCTTAACGCCCAAAGCTTGTCAGGGAATCCTCCGCCGAGCAGGAAAGCGGGGCAAAGATTTGCCGGAGGCGCTGCAAGCGGCTCTGGGCGGAGTGGCTGGCCTTCCGAAGTGAGCTGCACCCTCAACACCAAGTACGGCGAGAAGATGGGGCTCGAGGACCAGCACGCCCTCAACGGTGCGGAGATGTTCGTGCCGGCGACCTTCAGCAGTCCCGCGATCGGCGACATCCGTGAGGATGACGTGGCCGGCACCATCACCCGCCACAGCGGTGCGGGCGGCGAGACGCAGAATGCTGCGTTCGTCATGGCGTCGGGCCAGAGCGGCGCGTGTATCGAGAGCGACGTGTCGGTGACGCTGACCTGTCTGCACGAGGCGCCGATTGCGTTCCAGTCCACCTGTCGAGCGGAGGATGCCGAGACCGACCTATCGCCTACTCTGCGCCGGCATGACCCGATGGCGGTGATGCAGGCCATCCCCATCCATGACCAAGCTACCCGCCATGCGGGCAAGCGCGGTGAACACAGCGACGGCAAGGGCAACGGCCTCGGTGTCGGCCAACCCGGTGACCCTGCGCCGACGCTGACGAAGGGCGACAAACACGCGGTCGCGCAACCGATGGCGTTCAAGATCCGCAGCGGCATCGAGCGCGAGGACGGCAGCCGCGGCAGCACCAACATCGGCAAACAGGCCGGCAAGGGGTTCCTTGGCAGCGAGGAGCGCGCCTTCACGGTCGGCACCACGCAGGACCAACACGTGGCGGTGCCGGTCGGGTTCCGCAAGACCAGTCGCGCCAAGGAGGTGGACGGGCATGAGACGTGGGTCGAGGGCGAGGTGAGCAACACCCTCAACACATTCGATGTCGGCGACATGCGGGCGGTGGATCTCGTGGCGCAGCCGGTGGCATTCCGAGACACGGCGGACTGCCTGACCGCCGCCTACGGGACGAAGTGGAACGGCAACGCCAGCGCGGACAACGGCAGCCTGTTCGCAGCGCAGCCGGTCGCGCATTCGCTGCGCGGCGAGGGTTTCGATGCGAGTGAGGATGGCACCGGGCGCGGCATCCCGTTGGTGCCGGTCGGCAAGGGTTCGCATTGGGACGATCCGCGAAACCCGCGCCCGACTCTGAACCAAGCGTCGCAGGGCAGCGGCGCCATCGGCTACGGCAACCAAGAGCTGTTCGCGCAGCGCGGCGGCGGCTTGGTGCCGGACATCGCACCGACGCTCGATCAGCGGGCGGGGCGCAGCGGCGAGAATTCGTTCGCCACGAGCGGCGGACTAGTGCCGGTCGGCACCGACCTCTACAACGGCGCGATGACCGGCGACATCGCCGCGACGATGGGAACGAATGGCAGCAGCATCAACGGCAGCGGGCCGACCGTGTTGCAGCCGCTAGCGACCGACATCAAGCAGGTTCAATGGGCAAGCGGCGGCGGCCAAGTGGAAAACGACACCGCGCAGGCGCTCCGATCGAATGCCGAATACAACTACCAATTTGCGCGTGTCGCCATGCGGGTGCGCCGGCTGATGCCGGTGGAGTGTGAGCGGCTCCAGGGGTTCCCTGACGGGTGGACCGACGTGCCATGGCGCGGCAAGCCGACCAGCCCGGACGGCCCGCGCTACAAGGCGCTCGGGAATTCGATGGCGGTGAATTGCATGAGGTGGATCGGCGAACGCATCCAACAGGTGGAGGACATCCATGGCGATTGAGTTGGACGAGTGGGACAAGGCGTGGTTGTCGCAGCAGCACACGCCGGATGAGTGGCGACGGGAATGCGAAAGCGCCCTCAAGCGGTGCGCGTGGTACGCCGCCCGCATCACGGAGCTCGAGGCTGAAGTGACACGGCTGCGCGGCGGGCAAGCGGCCTGCGGTTATCCCGGCTGCATGGACGGGGAGGGGCGCTGCGAGCGGATGTTCAAGGGCGAGTGCGCGGGGCCGCGCAAGTGACCCTGCACACGCATACCGCACCGCTGCCGGCGCACCAGTACGTCTGGATCGACGGCGATGCGATTGGCAAGCATGAGCCGCTGCGGGCGGTCTGGTTCGGTCTCACGTCGTGGCCCGGTCGGGCGTTCGGGTGTCACGTCCTGCTCGAGTGCGGGGCGGTCTACCGCAACGTGCCGCTGCATCAGCTCGCCTCCAAGCCCGGAGCGCCGGCATGGCGGGCGTCGGACGCACAGACATGGGACGCATACGGTTGGCAGTTCGCGCTGCTCGACTACCCGTACCTGTCGAACATGAACGCGAAGGCGCGGCTGCGGAGCGGCGCGGAGCATGGCGGGATGTACCTGTTCACGCTAGCCCCGGTCGGCGATGCCTTCAGCGCGGCGCCGGAGCAGTCGAAGGAGTTCTACTTCCTCGCGCTCGACAACGGCAGGTATACCGCGCAGCCGACCAACCAGGTGCTGATCGAGGACCGCAGTTGGGTCACCGTGCTAGAGTGGCCGAAGTTCCTGAAGCGGCAGAGCGACTGGCACAGCGCAGAGGAGCGCGATTGAACGAGCTGATCACCTATCTGCTGGTCATCGTGCTAGGGGTCTACGCGATCATCGGCGTGATCAGTCTCATGCTGCTGCTGTATTACATCATCCGGGGTGAACGATGAGCGCAAGCCAACGCAGGAAGGGCGCAGCCGGGGAACGCGAGCTCGCGCAGTTGCTGACCGAGCAGTTGGGCTGGGTGGTCTCGAGGAACCTCGCGCAGGCCCGGGACGGCGGCGACGACCTGACCATCGCGCAGTTCCGGGTCGAGGTGAAGCGCCGCAAGGCCATCGCGGTCCACCAGTTCATGGACCAGGCCGCCGCAGCCGCCGGCACCGGGGAAGTCCCGGTGGTCGCCATGCGGGGCGACGGGCAGGGGTGGCTCGTCATGTTCCGGCTCGAGGATGCGGTGCCGCTGATCCGCGAGGCATTGCCCGACCGGTAGGGGCGGGCTATCATCAGGGCATGAGCGCCGACGACGGCATCCGGTTCGCCCGCTGCCTCAACTGCAACAGCTCTGGCTGGGTGGCGGACGGCATGGGCGACTGGATTCGATGCCACGAGTGCAACCGACCCGTACCGCCCAAGGCCAGCGCGACCGTGTTGACATTCGCGCGCGGGGCGCTGGTCCGGCGACCGGCAGTTGACAGCAGGGAGACCCCCGATGGCGAGTAGACCCGGCCTGTACGCGAACATCTGGGCCAAGCGCAAGCGGATCGCGGAAGGGTCCGGCGAGAAGATGCGGAAACCCGGCAGCCCCGGCGCGCCGACCGCGAAGGCATTCCGGGAGTCGATGAAGACCGCGCTCGGGCGCAAGTGATGGCGAAGGCGCAACTGCTGGGCGACAACGGCGACCTCGAGGGGGAAGACCCGTTCGACCTGCGCCGCCGTCAGGGAGGCCGCGTGAGCCTCGGTGGAGCCGCCGGCAGGGTGCCGCGGCTCGCCCCTAGGGCTACCGCCGGAGTCGCCGCAGCGGGCCTCGGAGGGCCGCAGCCGACCCCGTCGCCGGGTAGACCGGGCGGACCCGGGGGCAGACCACCGTCCGACCGTGGAGACGTGAACCTGGTATGAAGACCCCGGCATGGCAGCGCAAGGCAGGGCAGAACCCGAAGGGCGGTCTCAATGAGGCCGGTCGCCGATCCGCCAAGGCCGAGGGCATGAACCTCAAGGCCCCGGTCAAGTCCGGCGACAACCCCCGCCGCGCCAGTTTCCTCGCCCGGATGGGCAACATGCCCGGACCCATGGTCGGGAAGGACGGCAAGCCCACCCGCCTCGCGCTCGCGCTGCGGGCATGGGGAGCCAGCTCCAAGGAAGACGCCAAGGCCAAGGCCCGGGCAATCAGCAACCGCAACAAGGGGAAGTGACCATGCCGCTCATGCAGGGATACGGGAAGAAGACCATCAGCCGCAACATCTCGACCGAGGTCCGCGCCGGCAGACCCCAGAAGCAGGCGGTCGCCATCGCCATGAACACCGCCCGCCAGTCCGCCAAGAAGGCCGGCAAGGGCGCCGCCGCCCGACGCTTGATGGCGAAGTGATGCCAGACAGGGCGGAACAGGTCAGGGCGGTCCTCGCGCTAATCGAGGACGGCATGTCGGAGAACGCCGCCTGTCTGCAGGTCGGCATCAATCGGGCGACCTTCCGAGCCGCGGCGCTGAAGGTAACAGCTGGTGACAGTTACGCGCGCGCATTGGAAGCACTGGCGCAGGATCAGGTTGAGAAAGCCGAGCAGGTCATCGAGGACATGCGGAACGGGGTCATCGACGCGCAGCAGGCCCGGGTCGAGCTCGATGCCCGCAAGTGGTTCGCCTCCAAGTTCCTGCCCAAGCGGTACGGCGACAAGGCCGAGGTCGAGCATTCGGGCAGCGTCGGCCTGACGGTCAACGTCGTGCGGTTCACCGATGCCGATCCATCTGCCGGCTAACGGCTGGAGGCCGCGCCACTACCAGATGCCCGCATGGTCGGCGCTCGAGCGCGGCTGCAAGCGGCTCGCGCTCGCGTGGCACCGCAGATCCGGCAAGGACGACCTGTCCCTGCACTGGGCGGCGGTCAGCGCCATGACCCGGGTGGGCGGCATCTGGCACATGCTCCCGCAGGCGAACCAGTCCCGGAAGGCCATCTGGGACGCGGTGGACCCGCACACTGGCCGGCGCCGCATCGACGCCGCCTTCCCGCCTGAGCTGCGCGAGACCACCCGCGAGCAGGACATGTTCCTGCGGTTCAAGAACGGCAGCACTTGGCAGGTGGTCGGCAGCGACAACTACAACAGCCTGATCGGCTCGCCGCCCATGGGGGTGGTGTTCTCCGAGTACGCGCTCGCCGACCCCAACGCGTGGGCCTTCCTGCGCCCCATCCTCGCGGAGAACAACGGCTGGGCCATCTTC